ATTTCGGACGACTTCGTTCGCATCATCCGACATTTCGACGGTGATTCCGACATCATCCGAATCCACGTCGAACCAATTCGACGGGGTTTCGGTCATTTTTTCAATCAGGTTAACGTCCAGATTAAGTAATTCCTGAAAGGCCGCTTCAACCTCTCTCGCCCGCGTTTTCGGAAGGTTGGAGTCTTTCAGGTCTATGCCTAATGCCTCTTGAATGTCGTAGGTTTGAATCATCGTTATGTCGTTTTCGCAAATTTCGACAAGCCGATTTGACCATTTGTCAGATTGATTTATGCGCACTATACGGATATGCTTTGACAGGTGCGCCCGTAGAAGGGTGATAGTTTTAGCCTCGCGGGATTCCACGCCCGCCCCCGACATTAGTGGGGTTAGGATTTGCTTTTCGTAGGACGCTCGCGCCCGCGTCACCGGGCCGCCCTTCCTATCTCAACAGAAGGCCGACGTACATATAAGCCTTTCGCATAAGCAGTCTGACAATTAAAGGATTTCTGCGTCCATATTAGGCCGTAATAGGTAGCCTTAGATGCCCTTATATGAGCGTGCGCATATACAAGGAATAATAGGTGTCTTAGGATGTATTAGGTTGAGTTGCCCGATAATAGGATGATTATATGCCCTTATATGTGCGTGCGTATATACAAGAAATAATAGGATAGCCGTGAGAATATAAGGATGATAATATGCCCTTATATCTCAGCAGAATTATATAAAATAGTTTACATAATCTGAATTACATAAAATCTCTTACATAATCTGAATTACATAAACGAATTTACATAAGAATTTTTTTATAAAATTTTTTATGTAAAACGGCTGACATGTTAGCCCGGCCAATCGCAGAAAAATACCTGCTGAGAACCACCATTATGATTTTTTCTCACCGAAAGACTTAAGTGCCTCTAAAATAAATATATAATAATGCCATACAGTAAAGATGAGCTAAAGAGCGAACTGCTCCGATGTTATCAAAACGAGGGACGAGTCACAACAAAAATACTAAATTCAAAGGATAACGACTATCCAACCCAACCCACCTACTACAATTATTTTGGCTCTTTAAAAAATGCAAAAAAATCCGTTGGTATTATAGCAGGCCACACGCGAGAGCGTGTACTATCAGATATAAAGAAATGCTATAATAACCATGGAGAAGTGTCTGTAAAAGCTCTTGACAATGATGATGAGTTTGTTGATTATAGAGTTGTAAATAAACACTTTGGCTCACTATCTAAAGCAGTGGAGTCTGCCAATATAAGTTGGAACGATGCAAGAACGACATTGCCATCTGAACCATGGAGAAAGTATGCCGATGATGACTTGATACAAAACTTGTTAGATTGTAAAGAGTCTGAAGGAGATACCAAAACTTCCACAATAAACAACTTTGATGGACCAACATCTAAAGTCTATCGAGATAGGTTTGGCTCTATAACAAATGCAAGAGAAGAAGCAGGAATCGTAGAAGACTTCAAAAATGGAAGTAATGGAAAAGTAAAACAGTTATTAGATTCTATAGACTTTAGTAGAGATGCAAATGCACTAATATATGTGTTACGAATAAGTGTGAATGGCGAGCCAGCATACTATGTTGGTGAAACAACAAATATAGAAAAGAGGTTGACATCACACGTCTATCAGACGAAAATTCAATCATGGGCACACGGCCCGCATGGAAAAATTCTTGCACCAAGAGAAGAAACTAATAATTTAAACGAAATAAATGTAGATTCGATTGAGTATGTTATCGAATTGTATCAAAAAGAGGATGAGTCAGATATAGATTTCAGAAGGAGGAGAAAATATAAAGAACATCACGAGCATCTCTCTGTTGCGATTGATAAAAACACGCTCGAAGTGTATGGTGGGAGGTAGGTAAATCCAAATCGACTCAAACCGCCCTGTCCTCGAAAAATATGAGGACTCAAATCTCATCAGGCATAATGCGAAACTTTAAGTATCTGGAAGACCTATTGTCGAACAATGTCAGAGACTATCGAAGCATTTGCAATCGTCGGTTTCGTCTGCTTGCTCTCGCTTCTATTGACTGGTTCAGTATTGCCCGGATTCATACTCATCATTCTCGCCGCGATGTTCGGGTAGTCGAAATGCTTAAGTACCTATAGCCCGTAGACAGGGAGAGCCTCTTGATGGGGAAATTAGTGTACTACACGAAGACATTGCACAATCACCAGAGGTGTGGTCAGTCTCCCCTCGTGCTACGCCTCGTGCCACGACCGCTATCAGACACGTAATGTCATCCGTGCATATGTTCGACCCGTTTGACCGTAGTAATGGAAATGGGTCGCGGAGCGCGGAGGAAGACTGGTTAGACGAGAATAGCACAGCATCAGAGAATCAGTGGTCTACTGCCTCGACCACGTTTTATTATTGGGAGGCGAGCGCGACAAAGCAGAAGTCTTTTGAACGACTTTATAACGCGCATCATGGAAAAGGCGAGAGTGACCGACGTTCGACAATTCGTCGCTCTCACATTATTAATGATGCAGAAACTTTTGTCAATGTACTCGAACTCCCCGAACCGCAGGCGGAGCGCGTGGTCAACATCGCACAAGACCTCGACTTCTCCTCGACCCGATTTGGCGGCAAGCCATATGAAAAAATTCTTCTCGCTCTCTGCTCTCTCGTTTCCGACCAAGCACTTTCTCAACGCCTTAATCACCAAAATGCCGATAGCTCGCTGGCCGCCCAGCGCATCATTTTGGACGATACATTCCGCGACCTGATGGAAGTAAATGACCTTGGCTCCCGCGAACAATCGCATACGCCAAATGCTTAGAGAGAAGACAGACAAATTCGACTGAACAGGATATATCCACCCCTACTTAAAGACCAGAGGGGTAGTATATAAAGAATCGGCGCTCGTTTAAGTGCGCCGACGCATATAGTATATAAATGAGAAACTTTTCGCGGTGACAACTATGCCACTCAAAGAAAAAGACGACTACTACTGTAGCGCCGAAGTGCGCGACCCACAGGTCCCTGACGAGTGGGACCAAGATACTGGTTACTGTAAGAACCGCGCCGGGTTCCGCACAGACCACGTTGGCGAAGGTCGGTGCTACCTTCATGGCGGAATCTCGGAAAACCATGGCACGAACTATGCGGAAAAGCACGGCCTGTACGCAGACAGGCAGAACTACTACAAGAATCGCTCTGATGCTGAGCAGGCGTGGATTGATGGCGTAGTCGAGTCCATCTTGGACGAGGCTCCGTTCGGACCCGATAGCTTTTATAAGCTCCAGATGGTTCGCAATGTCGCAATCGACATGCACAAGTTGAAGAATGCGAACGACTACATTGACGAGAAGGGCGTCGTTCACAAGGATAAGACTGTCGGCTATACGGACGATGGAAAGCCCATCAAGATGGACGAGGAGAACGTTCTCAACATCGCGTATGACCGACTTGACCGAGCGACGACGCGAAAGTTGGAGAAGCTTGGTGTCCTCGAAGACCCCGAGTCGCAGAAGGCTGAGGCTCAACAGAATATCGCTAACGAGTTGAGCGAGCTTCGAAAAGCTCGGGACGAGAAATGATTCAAGAGTTCTCGGCTGGCTATTATTACACAACTATGGACGTGCAAGAATACGACCAAGGGCCAGTCATCGAAAAAGGGCTATACGATTTCATCAACCGCAAGCTCTACTTGGGTGAGGATGTTCCTGTGATGATGAGAGTTGGCCTTGATGCAGGCCCGGCCTTCGAGGTTGAAGCAGAGGGAGCAGTGCCACGAGACGTATTGGCACTCCCCGAAGAATTAGTCTCCGACACTGGTGAAGTCAGTGTCTTTGTACTTAAAGGCGAGTACGCTGACACCGTAGGTGAATACTATGGTTGAAGCCGAGCGCCTCTTGGACGAGCCGAGCTACTTCGTAGAACACTATATCGGCATCGAGCCGTTCGAGTACCAGAAGGAGTTCCTCGATGCAGACAGCGACCGCAAGGCGTTCGTCTCGGGACGACAGGTCGGTAAGTCTCGTTCCGTGGCGTGGTTCGCCCTGTGGAAAGCAGTAACATACCCCGGAAGCGAAATCCTTATTACGGCGAAGGCACAGCGCCAGTCGATGGAGTTGTTCAATCAGGTCAAGAAGGAGATGCGTATTTCCGACATCTCCAACGAGGACTGGGGTGTGGAGAAGGACACGCGAACTGAGATTCACTTCGCTAACGGTTCGCGCATTGTCTGTCTCCCTGTTGGACGAGACGGGTCCAACATCCGTGGATACGGGACTGACCTCGTTATCGTTGACGAGGCGGCCTTCGTGAAGGACGAGATTTTCCAAGAGGTTCTCGCCCCGATGCTTGCAGTTGGCGACGGGACGTTCATCCTCCTATCCACGCCGTTCGGGAAGAAGGGCTTCCTCTACGAGAAGTTCAACGACGATGCGTGGTTCACGAAGCAGGTCCCGACTGCGGCGAATCCAATGGTCGATGATAAGTTCATTCAGGAGCAGAAGCAACAGCTCACGAGTACGCAATTCAAGCAGGAGATTCTCGGTGAGTTCGTAGAGTCCTCGGACAGCTTCTTCCAGCGTGAGGAACTACTTAACTGTACGGTTGACGAGACGGTGGACCGAACGAGCGACATCACGTTCATGGGAGTTGACCTTGCCGCACAAGGTAGTGACTCCTCCGTGTACGTGTGCGTGGACGATGATGGAAAAGTGTTCCATATCGAACACAAATCTGAAGCCCCGTTAACGGATGCCATGGGCCGAATCCGCGAACTCGATGCCTACTACGATTTCCAGAAAATCATGGTAGACTCGACCGGACTCGGTGAGGGTGTCGTTGACCAAGTGAAGGAAGACCTTGGCCGCAAGGTAGAGGGCTTCAAGTTCACGAACGAGAAGAAGCAGTCGCTCTACAACACGCTCAAGAACACGTTCCAGAACGGCGAGATTGAGTTCTATTACGTGCCGGGCAAGAATGACCTGCCGGGCAACAAGATGTTCAATCAGTGTCTTGAGTTGACGTATAGCTACACGAGTACGGGCAAGGTGCGCATCGAACACCCGAGTGGCGGACACGACGACTTCTCCGACTCGCTCGCCCTCGCAGTATGGGCACGCTCGCGCAAGAATTTCGCCCGCTCGGACAAGGAAAGTATGAAGCCGTTACGATGACGGTATTTGAAATCAAGCGTGGAGACACTGCGCCAGCATTCGAGAAATCGTTGAGAGATGGTCTTGGTCAACCCGTAGACATCAGTGATTCTATGGAGGTTGATTTCCACATGCGCGACGTAGATTTTAACACCATCGTAGATGATGACACGAGTGGTGCTGTATTCGTTGAGGAGGTTCCAGAGGAAGAAAATGGCGTGGTAGTGTTCCACGCATTGTACCAGTGGCAGGCTGGCGACACGAGCGACCTTGGCTCGTACAAGGCGGAGTTCGTCGTGACATTCAGCGACGGCACGACGCAATCATTCCCGCGAAGCGGAATGTACGACATTGAAGTAACGGAGGACATCGATGACTGAAGTAGAAATTATTCACGGAGACGTATTAAAGGTTGGTGACACTGGCCCTGAGCTACGTCTTCGGCTCATTGACGAGAATGGCGACCCAGTGAACCTTACTGGTTTCACTCAAACGCTTAATGCAAAAAAGTCGGATGCTGACACGAACGCTGTCGATGCTGGTTCGATGGCGATTCTCGATGCGGAAACGGGACTCGTTGAATACGACTGGCAATCGGGCGATACCGACGAGGCTGGTGTCTACGAGGCA